GTGAATGTTTCACTTTCAACAAACGACATACTAATATCAACTTCAGAATAATCACCCCCAGCATGAAAACCAGAACTTCCAGAATTATAGGTAGCATTAAATGATTTCATATGCATGTCTTTAAATATAAATGCTTCATTAGTGTGATCCATTTCTTTTGTATCATAAAGTAAGTGGATTCTAAACATAGGTGGAAACCTGTAGCCAACAACAACACCACCTCTAACTATTCCTTCTGGATATAAATTTTTTCTGAACCAATTAATAATATCCTTAATTTCTTCTGCCTCAATTTTTGAGTTTGGGATAAGTTTAAATGACCAAGAAAATTCTCTTAAATTAACAGATTTAAATATTGCTCTCATATTGGGATTTGGTGTTGTTTGCAAAGATGATCTTACTGCACCACCTGCTGAACCAAATTTATTTACGAGTTTTGAAATTCCTACTCTTGCCAAGTCTTGGCTTTCAAATTCACTTCTTATAATTTTTGCAGCATCTGTAAAAATACTAGATTCTTTAAGTGCCTTACCAACTGCTGCAATGCCGCCAGAACCGCTATTTAAAATATCATTTAAACCAGTAGCAAATGTTCCGAACTCCATATTTTCATACATAACACCGTCTTGTATTTGAATTGATGGTGGCATATATAGATGACAAGTTTCACCACTTCTTCTTTTTACTTGTCTTTTCAGCATTTCTTTAGTATTAAATGATAATTTTTGTGAAAAACTTCCACCTAAATCAAGAAAATTCTGAAATTCTTCTGGAGCAATCGCTCCAAAATTAGAAGCATCAGTAGAATTTGCAGCGTGAGCATTTATGACGCTTCCCACCTCAATAGGATCAATCACTAATGTTTCAAACCGTATTCTCGCTTTATAACGATCTCTCTCATGGATTGGGAATTCTAGTCTATTTCCTGGCATGTTTTTTTTCCATAAATACATTAATACTACCATTATTTATATGAGAAAAATGAGAACACACAAAGGCAAATATAAAATAAAAAATCGTAAAAAGTACAAAGGTGATGCTGATAATATTATATATCGTTCTGGATGGGAAAGATATGCATTTCAGTGGTGTGACACTCAGCCACAAATTACTGAATGGTCATCTGAGGAAGTAGTAGTACCCTACTACTATGAAGTTGATAAAAAGTATCATAGATACTTCATGGACTTAAAAATAAAACTCAACGGTAAAATTTATCTCATAGAAATAAAACCAGATTCGCAAACTAAACCACCTAAAGTGCCATCTCGCAAAACTAAGCGTTATATTAATGAAGGCATGACTTATGTAAAAAATATGAATAAGTGGAAAGCAGCAGACCAATATGCTAAAGATAGAGGGTGGACATTTGAAATCTGGACTGAAAAAACATTGACGAAGATGGGTATTATGCCTAAACAACCGAAACCACTTCCCAAGTTGAAAAAATTAAAACGTCTATAAATTGATATAAATAACAGTGAATAACTTTGGGAATATAAATGTCTAATCTGTTTCAAAATTTAGAAGTACAAGCGTTCAGAGCGGGAATTACGCCTAGAACTAAGGAGTCAATTTCTTGGTTCAAAGATAAAGCATCTAAAATGGGAAAAATAAATAGAAATGAACTCATGAAAGATGAGACTCTTAGACTTCAAAATCGGCAAGCAGTCGGCAAGATGTTTATGTACTTCTATGACCCAAAAGGCAAAGATACACTACCGTACTACGATAGTTTTCCGCTCACTATAATTGTTGGTAAAGCAAAGGGTGGATTCGCTGGACTAAATCTACACTATCTACCCATGACTTTAAGAGCAAAATTTCTTGATAGTTTATTAGAAATTACAAATAATAAAAAATATAATGATACAACCAAATTTAAAATGTCGTATGAATTACTTCAAGGGGCGGCAAAATTTAAATACTTCAAACCTTGCTATAAGCACTATTTAGCAAATCATGTAAGAAGTCGTTTTGCTTTGGTTCCAGCACCAGAATGGGAAATCGCGACCTTTTTACCAACTGCTGATTTTCAGAAAATGTCTCAAGCAAAAGTACATAAAATATCAAGAGGTATGATCTAATGCAAGCACAAACTATAGAAAATTTCAAAAGTGGCATCAGAGAAGGAATTTCAAGATCAAACCTTTTTCATGTAGAATTACCTTCAATTTCTGGCGCAAATATAGATGCTAATGATTTGAATATACTTTGTAAAAATGTTGCTCTACCATCAAGGCAAATCTCAACAGTAGATAGGGTTATTGGGATTGTAACTGAAAAAGTTGCGAACACATTTATAACAGATGATATTAACTTATCTTTTCATGTAACTAACGACTACAACATAAAAAGGTATATTGAAAGTTGGATGAATCTAGCGGTAGACAATGAAACATATGAGTTAGGATATAAGTATGGCACAAATGGGTATGGTAAAGAAGTAGTAATACACCAACTTGCTCATAGTAATAGAAAGACATTTATTCCAAGTGGAACTGGAATGCAATTATCAAAAAAAGTATATACGTGTGTACTTGAAAGAGCGTTTCCAACTACTTTGAGTTCAATTGAATTAACTAATGAATTAGATGGGCTTGTTGAAGTAAGTCTATCATTGACGTATACAAATTGGAGAAGTAAATAATGGCACTACCAAAACTAAATGATAAACCAAAATATGAATTAACGATTCCATCAACCAAGACAAAGGTAAAGTTTAGACCTTATTTGGTTAAAGAAGAAAAAGTGTTAATGTTGGCAATGGAGTCTGAAGATAAAAGGGCAACAGTAAATGCTATTGTTGATACTATTATGGCGTGTCTTGAAGGTGATGTTGACCAAAATAAATTAACCTCTTTTGATGTTGAATATATGTTTCTCAAACTTAGGTCAAAATCTGTAGGAGAGAACGCCAATGTCACAATAAAATGTGAAGAATGTGAGGCCGACAATCCAGTACCAATTGACCTATCTACAATTGAGGTTACCGAACAATCTGTTAGTAGTAAAATAAAGATTACAGAAGATATGGTTTTACACATGGGCTATCCAAATTTTAAATCTATCATGGATGCTGATGGAGATGATACACTAAGCGACACAGTAAAGACTTTTCAAATGATTAGTAAATGTATGAAAGTTTTGGAAACAGCAGAAGAAAGATATGATCTTGCGGATGAGAGCCAAGATGAAATTCAAGATTTTATTGGATCACTATCATCAACTCAATTTGATAAAGTAAAAGAGTGGATTCAGACTATGCCAAAATTGTCTGAAACTGTAAATTTTAATTGCGTAAAATGCAATCACTCAAACGAATTTACATTAGAAGGATTAGATGATTTTTTTTAATTGCTCTTTCTCATGATAACCTGTTAAGTCATTATAAGACCAATTTTCAATTAATGCAAGATCACAAATATTCGTTAACAGAACTTGATAATATGATGCCGTGGGAAAGAGAGATATACATTACATTATTGATACAACACGTTGAGGAAGAAAATGACCGAATAAAAGCACAACAGCAGAACTAGGAATATAAAATGGCGTTTGGAACAGCAGTAAATGATGTTAGAGAAATAAACAGCAAAGAAATTGCTGATATTAATCTCAGAAGTATGGAGTTGAATAAATCAACACTTGATGAAATCAAAAAAGGTTTCACCAACTTAGAAAAATCTGTTAAAAAAATGAGTGGTGGAATACGAATTCCCGGTTTGCAAAGTCTTACTGATATGGCAAAATCATTGACAATGATGCCTAAGACATTAGCAATGAACTTAGCAAATGCCATTACAGCACCGTTCAAAGCCCTTGCAACAACTCTTACCGCCCCATTTATAAAAGCATTTACATCTGTAAGAGATAGCCTAAAAGCCACATGGGAAGGAACTAAAAAATTATTTGGTGGTTTCTTTGGTTTCTTTGGAAGTATATTCGGAAGGTTTTTTGGTAAGGGTACTGATCCAAAACTAATGAGTGAAGTTAAAGACATAGGTAAAAGTATGTCTAATTTAGTTTCTATGTTTTCTAAATTTCTTGCAAATCAACAAATGTCAAGACTTGATGCGATTGAAGAAAAACGTGATAGAAAAAAGGCTGACGGCGCACTCAGTAAAAAAGGTGTTATGCGTTCTGGAAATAGACAAGGTGGAATTCTTGGAAACCTAGCAAATATATCTGAAATTATGCAAGGGTTTGGTGGTTTTACTGGAGCAATTTTAGCGACAGTTCTTGCTGGTGGTGCTGTTGCATTTCTAGTGGCGAGATTTAGGGATCAGTTAGGTATTGATCCAGGCTTTAGTATACTTGATGCTGTCAACAAAAAATCGGAAGAACTTTTTGGGATGCCGCTCTTTGGTGAAACAATGACTAGTGCTTTGAAATCAATCGGTGATGC